ATCAACAATGAACTAACTTCAAACAAGATAAGATATGTCAGAGACAAGAAGTTCAGTTACGATGTCAGTCCACAGGGAGTCGGTCTCTTTGGACAACAACTCTTCAAGGAAGGTGGGAAGTATTTGACTATTACTGAGGGAGAATGCGATGCGATGGCAGCCTATGAGTTACTTGGTAGCAAGTGGGCTGTTGTTTCTATCATCAGAGGTGCAGCCGGTGCAGTCAAAGATATCAAAGATAACTTAGAATACATTGAAAGCTTTGATAACATTGTCATTTGTTTTGACAAGGACAAGCAAGGTATTGAAGCTGCTAAGAAAGTTGCAACTCTACTCAAACCCGGCAAAGCTAAGATAGTTACTCTACCAAATGGTTACAAAGATGCTAATGATATGCTTATCAAAGGCAAGTACAAAGAGTTTACTTCGGCTTGGTGGGATGCCAAACTTTTTACCCCTAGTGGTATCATCAGAGTATCTGAGAAGAAGAATCAATTCTTAGACAGACCTAAGAAGGAAAGTATTCCTTATCCTTGGGAAGGTCTCAACAAGAAGCTGTATGGTATGCGACAAGGTGAGTTAGTTACATTGACAGGTGGTACAGGTCTTGGTAAGTCTAGTATCACAAGAGAATTAGAACATTGGTTAGTTAAACAAACAGAAGATAATGTTGGCATCATAGCCTTGGAAGAAGACTGGCGAAGAACAGTCGATGGTATCTTAAGTATTGAAGCCAATGCTAGGTTGTATGTTGACCAAGAACGAGATAAGTTTGATGAGTCAACTCTCATGGATATGTTCGACAAAGTCTTTGAGGATGATAGAGTATTTATTCATGCTCACTTTGGTACGAATGAGATTGATGATATCTTTGCTAAGCTGAGATACTTAATCGTTGGGTGCGACTGTAAGTGGGTAGTGGTTGACCACCTCCACATGCTTGTTAGTGCTTTAGGTGAAGGTGATGAACGAAGAGCTATCGATAATATTATGACAAGACTTAGAAGCTTAGTCGAAGAGACAGGTGCCGGTTTAATTCTAGTGTCACACCTCAGAAGAGTTGATGGTAACAAAGGCCATGAGAATGGTATTGAAGTATCTTTATCTCACTTAAGAGGGTCTAATAGTATTGGACAACTCAGCGATTGTGTGATAGCATTAGAGAGAAACCAACAGTCCGATGATGCTGATGAAGCAAGGACAACTAGACTAAGAATACTTAAGTCTAGATATACTGGGGATGTAGGTATGGCAACTTCGTTAATGTATGACAAAGAAACAGGAAGATTGTCAGAGAGTTTTGATACAGAGTTTGAAGTATCTGAAACTCAAACACAGATTGCATTTTAATGGAACTAGTTTTTGACATAGAAACAGATGGGCTATTGTGGCCGACTGAATTTAAGAACAAAGAAGGAGATACTATCTCTCTGCCTTCGGCTTCTCAGATTTGGTGCATCGTAGCTATTGATGAAACTGACACAGTCCATACCTTCGACCCCTCTCAGATTGACGAGGGCATTGAGTTTTTAAAATCTGCTGATGTTTTAGTTGGGCATAACATCATAGGTTTTGATATTCCTGCTATTGAGAGGATTAAGAATGTGAATTTACATTCACATGCGACAATCATCGACACCTTGACCCTTTCAAGATTACTTCATCCTACTAGAGAGGGTGGTCATAGTCTTGAAAAGTGGGGATGGAAACTCAACTGCCCTAAGTCAGACCAACCAATCTTCACAGAATACAGTAAAGAGATGATGGATTATTGTATTCAAGATGTTAGATTAAACAAGAAAGTTTTAGAGAAACTAAGGAAAGATAGTGTTGGTTTCTCAAAAGATTCAGTCGAATTAGAACATGTTACAACTAAAATTTTAATAGAACAAGAACTAAATGGTTTTTTGTTTGACGAGAGGAGAGCTATAGATTTACTTAGTTCTTTGAACAAACGCAAGAAAGAAGTTGAAGATGAGGTTCATGCAACTTTTAAACCTAAGTGGATACCTATCAAAGAGGTAACACCTAAGTTAAAGAAAGATGGTACTTTGTCTAAATCTGGACTTACCTCCGTTGAGTATCAGGAACGAGTAGAAACAAACGACACTACACCTTTCATGCGAAAAGAGCTACGGGAATTTAATCTTGGCTCTCGTCAGCAAATAGGAGAGTACCTTGTAGACTTTGGTTGGGAACCTAAAAGATTCACACCAACTGGTCAACCGATTGTGGATGAAGGTACACTCAGTAAAATCTCACACATCAAAGAAGCTCAGCTGATTGCTGAGTATCTACTTATACAAAAACGAGTCGGACAAATTGAGTCTTGGATTGATGCCTTGAAAGATGACAATCGTGTTCATGGTGCTGTCATGTCAACCGGTGCTATCACTGGTCGTATGGCACATAGAAATCCAAACATGGCTCAAGTACCTGCAGTCTATAGCCCTTACGGTAAAGAGTGTAGGTCTTGTTGGACTGTACCTGAAGGCTATAAATTAGTGGGCATAGATGCTTCAGGTTTAGAACTTAGAATGTTAGCCCACTACATGTCAGATGAGGAGTACATCAATGAAATTATCAACGGAGACATTCACACAACTAATCAACAGTTTGCTGGCCTTAAATCAAGAGATGAGGCTAAGACATTCATCTATGCACTTATATACGGAGCAGGAGATGAGAAAATTGGAAGCATCATTAACGGAAATAGAGCAGATGGTAAGAGGTTGCGAGAACAGTTTCTTACTAGTTTACCAGCACTTAAATCTCTTAAGACTAGAGTTGAAAGAGCAGCTCAAAAAGGATTCCTCAAAGGGCTAGATGGTCGTAAGATATTCTTAAGGCATCAACATGCAGCCCTCAATACTCTACTGCAAGGTGGAGGTGCAATAGTAATGAAAAAAGCCTTAAACATATTGCATGACAGGCTTAAAACCTGTACTATTGATTTTAAGTTCGTTGCTAACATTCACGATGAATGGCAGATAGAAGCCAGAGAATGTCAAGCAAATCGGGTGGGACAATTAGCTGTCCGCAGTATTCGAGATGCCGGAGAATACTACAAGATGCGTTGTCCTCTCGATGGTGAATTTAAAGTCGGAGGTAACTGGAGTGAAACCCACTAAAGAAAACCGAAAGAAGTTTGATATAGACTTAGAGTTTGGCACTATAAGAGAAGACAAAGTTGCAGAGATGCTCTGTAACAAAAAGATTGAAGTCAAGTCTGAACGAGGTATGTGGATGAAGACGGGCAACATAGCGATTGAATATCAAAGCTATGGTAAGCCATCTGGAATTGAAGCAACGGAATCAGACTATTGGTTTCACCATCTTTGTGTAGGCGACAAAGAGTATTGTACTTTAGTGTTCCATACTGAGGTATTAAAAACTATAGTCAAAGAATTAGATACATTTAAAACCGTATCAGGTGGCGACCACAATGCAAGTAGAATGTATCTAGTCAATCTACAAAAGTTGTTTTCATCTGATGTAATAAAAGCTTTTAAGGAGCTAGAAGATGAGCAAGAAAAATAAAACATTAGACACACTAGTAGATGATATCTACGATACTATCGGAGTTCTTTCTGATGGTAAACAAATCAAAATCCCAAATAAATTATTAGAAGAACTAGGAGTTGACATAGCTTCTGCTGTCTCTGAATGGGCTACTCCTGTACAAAGAAACAAAGCAACCACACAGACTTTACGAATGTCTAACATTGGTAAGCCTGAAAGACAGTTGTGGTTTGATATGCATGAAGACAAAGATGCTGACTCTGAATTACATCCAACTACTTTAATTAAGTTCTTGTATGGTCACATCCTAGAAGTCTTGCTAATCTTCTTTGTTAAATTAGCAGGGCACAAAGTAACTGCTGAACAGAAACAAGTCTCAGTCAAGGGCATCAAAGGCCACATGGATTGTAAGATTGATGGTGAAGTAGTAGATATCAAGACTGCTTCTGGTTATGCTTTCAAGAAGTTTAAAGAAGGCACACTAGCAGAGCAAGATACCTTTGGCTACATGGCTCAGCTTGCCGGTTATGAACATGCTGAGAAGACATCTGAGGGAGGCTTCCTTGCTTTCAACAAAGAAACAGGAGAATTAGCCCTCTTTAAACCCCAAGACCTTGACAAACCCAATATAACTTCTAAAATAGATAGAGTAAAAAAAATAATCAAGTCGGATTCTCCACCTGATTATTGCTTTGATGAAGTACCGGAAGGTAAATCTGGCAACATGAAGTTACCTCGAGAGTGTACTTTCTGTCCTTATAAATTTAAATGCCGAACTAACTCCAATGATGGAGCAGGTCTTCGTGTCTTTAATTATGCCAAAGGGCCTGTCTATTTTACTAAAGTAGTAAAAGAACCTAACGTAGAGGAGGTATTATGAGAGGTACTAAAGCTAAAAGATTAAGAAGACAGAGTGAGCTATTGCTTATTGAATGGTTGCAGACCATGGTTCCAGAAGGAGAGGATGCAACTAAGATAACTCTAAA